GATCTTCTACAACACCAACCCACCAAGTAAATCCATTTTTACCTGCAAAATCTTTATTTTCATCATCAACCATATGCTAAAACCTGTCTTGTTTGATCTGGATTTGAAGAAGGTATCACATCATTGTCTGTTGATGTGGTTGCAACTTCAATAATCGTTTCATGTTTATCGTATCCAATAACATGTCTTGATCCTACGATGATGTATTTTCCACTTAAACTCACATCGTCATTGTCTGAACCTGGTTCTTTCATACCAAAAAATGGAGCTTTAACTGTAACATTAAATCCAGAACTCAATTGAAAGTTTCCAGGCATTGTAACCTTAATTCGTTTCGACATAAGGTTTGCAAAAATGGCTTTTCTCTGAAACAAATAATTTTCTCTGTCATCAATTTTTGAAAGTGAACCAGGATCTCGCCGTTTAATGTAGTTACTAAATTGACGATTTGTACCAAATATACTTACAGATTTTCTGGCATTAAATGTGTTTTCGTTTGTTTCACCTGCTCTGTTTTGAAGAACAGAAAAGTTTGGATTTTTATTACCGTGTTTCATTGACGTATAGTGATCAGCAAAACTAACTGTCTTTGAGTTTATTGTTCTTGTGATTGGATCGAAACCAATGAAACGACCAGCGTTGACACCAGAACGTGTTTTTTCTATCATGTCGTTTTGTGTAACAACTTCAAAACTTCGAGCTGTAGAAATTTCATCAAAAGCATCAGAGCCACTTAAATTTTTAGCTTCAAATTTAATTTCAAGTAAATCTTCTTTAATCAAAAGACCAGAAAGTGAAGCAAAATTATAACCAGCAATGTTTTGATAAAAGAGAAAATTTGGAGAATTTTGATTATCCACTGCTCTTTTAGCACACCATTCAATTGCTTCAAAAGGTCTTAAATTTGGTATGACAATTTTTTTAATACCAAATGTTTCTTGAAAAAAACCTTTGAGGTCTTTTTGTGGCACTTTCAAATAATTTTCAAGAATTCTGCCTACAATTTGTGAGTATACATTTTCATAGGCTTGATTGATTCTTTGTTGATCTGAAAAAATTAATTCATCAGCAACAAAGTTTAAAGTATACATCTCACTACTCAAACCTTCATTTGTTCGGTTTGATTGTTTATAGATTCGAAACGATCTCTTGTATGATGCAATGTCACTATTTTCATCTTTTGCAATGTCAATCAATAAAGATTCTGATCCATCAAATATTAGACGACCAGATAACCCAATGGAATCTCTAATTAAAACACTACCGCTAATGACAGGTGAAAACAAAGAATCAAAAATATTGATTTCTTCATAGATATTAATTATATCAATTGGCCCACCTTTAGTGACAATGACCAATTCATTAATTTTAAACTGGGTAGATTTTTGTACCTCAATCGTCATGAACTAATCGTTTTCTTAAATTCTTTCTCTACGGCCGAAGCAAATTCTTTCTTTAGTAAAGTAATTTCTCTTTTGGTATCATTTATTTCTGTTTCATATTCAAAGTAACTTCTTGTTGATTTAGATATTCTCTCATTTACTTGTGTGCCATTTTGTAGAGTATAAGTTGCTGTTGTTTGAGAAATATTTGCATATGTGTTTGCATCAACTTCAAGTTTTTCTGTAATCACACTACCATCAGCAGAGGTTCTTGTAATTACTTTATAGTATGCTTGAACATTTTTTGAATCAAGTGCCCATTGTATGCCAGTTTGAACAGTAGTATTTGCTGCACCATTCGCAGAATATTTTTCATCAACATACTTGACAAGATTTCTTTCTGTAAGTGGCCAGTCCCATTGTGGGTCAATTATATCATTGAACAATAAAACAATCCAATGTCTTTCTACATTACCATAATACTTATGAGCAATGATTTCTGGTGTATCACTATCTTGAATGTTGTATTTGTAGAATGCAGCTGAATTTTGTTTAAGAGAATCTTCAAAAGCAAAACGAGAAGTGATATTAGTGACTGTATCTAAACCTTTTGGTTTATTGTCATTTGTATAAAAAGTTTTTGGATAGTAGTTGAAAAATTTTGCCACTATGTTCCCCCTCTTGGTCTACCTTGAACCGCTTCACTACTACCACTTGTTGTGCTTCCAGATGACTGTCCAGAGTCAAAATCACTTTTTGTAAGATATGTTGTTTCTTGAAATTGTAGTGTCAATTGAATCGCAACAGGCATACCAGTTCGACCAAGGATAGGTTCATTTTCACCAGGTACTTCATAAGTTGCAAAACCGTTTGGTGCATAGTTGAGGTCAATACTGGTAAGAACACAAGTTGCAACACCAGGAATATTTGGATTTATATTTCCACCATAGTAAAAACGAATATCAAATTCAGACGGTGGAACTAAAAATCCTCGAGCATCATCTAAAAGTTGAGGTGCTTGGTGATAACGAAACCTCTCAACAATTTTTTGAACTTCAAGACCTTCTCTTTCATCTCTTGGATAAAATGTAAAATCAAACTGAAATGTTCTAAATGCTGGAGATTTATAAACCATCTCTAACATAGGATTGATGACTCGACCAGTTGCAGCAAGAACCGCTTGTCCTGTTTGACCACTACCGAGAGCATTAGCTGCACCTCGTCCTAAAAATTCAGTAGCTCCTTCAGTAGCTGATTTTTTTATTGATTCATATGCAGCATCTAGGCCTCCTTTTTCATAAGCATCGAGAGCAGATTTGCCAGCTGCAGCTGCTTGGCCACCAAGTTCACCACCTAAGCTAAGTTGGTCATAAGATTGTTGATATGAATACAAAAGAGTGTCTGGCATATACAAAGCAATTGCATCTTTTGTAAGTTGAGTTGTTCTCAAAAAGTCAAGACCACCACCAGTAATTCGTTTGAAATTATTGTTGAAAACTGCTTGTGATGCAGCAGAACTGCCACTAAAAGAAATACTTGATTGGCCAAAAGGATTACTGATTGATCCTAAACCAACAGCTTGAGTAATTTGATTAATTCCACTCGTAATTGAGTTGGTGAATTTGTTTAATGCACTATTGATTTCATTTGCAACACTATTTTGAATGTTGTTCAAAGCATTCTGTGTAGAAATACCTCCTTTTGCAATACCCGCACCAGAGTCGATTAAACTATCATCCAATCCTTTAGTTTTAGCTGTTTTTTTCTGCTCACGGACATAAAAAACCATGTAGTGACCTTTGTCGTAATTTCCAATATCAAGTGGATATCTAAGCGTAGAAGTTTCAAATTCATTTTTTACCAAATCTTTGAGTGGTCCTCGGTCGCCGCCTGGGTTTTTATCAAATGTAATGTCTGAGAATCCGTAGAAAGCCATTAGTTTTCCTAAAAAGTTTGACTAAGTATTATTTATGCCTTATTCTGGACTGTTTAAACCTCAAAATCCAAACAAATACAATGGCGACCCGTCAAGGATCGTCTATAGGTCGTCTTGGGAAGTTCGTGTGATGAAATACTTAGATGACAATCCAAATGTGATCTGGTGGGCTTCAGAAGAACTTCATGTGCCTTATGTATCGCCGGTCGATCAAAAAGTCCATCGATACTTTCCAGATTTCATTGTTCGTGCCAAATTAAAAGGTGGTAAAGAAGTTACCTATATGCTTGAGGTGAAACCAGAGGCGCAGACAAAGATGCCACAGAAAAGAAAAAAGACACAGAAATACATCAACGAAGCGGTCACCTACGCAATCAATCAAGAGAAATGGCGTGCAGCTGATCTATTCTGTAAAGAACACGGATGGCAGTTCAAGATACTTACAGAAAAGGAGTTGGGTATTTGAGATAAATAGTTGATGGCTTATTTAATCGACCGTATCTCAGAATCACTCGCAAAAGAAGGATTGACACCTAGAACCAACAAGGCTCGTGCTTGGTTGCGTTCAAAAGTAAAAGATTTGTCTCCTTCTGCATCTTCGTTGATGAGAGAGGACAGTCGATTAAAAGATAAGTCGGTCATTGGTAAAATGTATTTTTACTTTTATGATCCAAAGTTAAAAGATTCGTTGCCATATTACGACAGGTTCCCATTAACTATACCAATGGAACAATACCAAAATGGTTTTCTAGGGTTGAACTTGCACTACATTCACCCAAAGCAACGAATCACTCTCTTGGATAAACTAAGTGAAACATTGAACAATGACAAATACGATGAAAAAACAAAGTTTCGTTTTAATTATGCATATCTGAAAGCTGCATCAAAGATATATGAGGCCTCGCCATGCATTAAGAGATATTTTTACTCAAACATACAGTCGAGATTTCTAGAAATATCTCCTAATGAATGGGACATTGCTGCACTATTGCCAGCAGAAAACTTTATTGGTGCGACAACCAGTAAAGTTCATTTTGATTCAAGGAAAAAATACTAAATGTCATTCTCACCAAATCTCTTTCTTTCAAACATTCGTGGAAAAGATGGACTTGCAAAACCAAATCGTTTCGAAGTCATTCTTCCTATCCCACCGTATGTGAATCAATTTGTTGGTAATTCAATATTTGAAAAGATTCTAAATTTTCCAAACTCAATTTTTTCAACTGTAGCTGATGGAATCAATTCAGCACTTGGCCAAGGTGGTCAACAAACAGACGAATATTCAAAAACATCAAATGCATCATTGTCAAGGTATCTAGCACTTCAATGTGAGGCTGCTGAGTTACCAGGTAAAACATTTGCAACTGCTGATGTTAAAATTTATGGACCAACATTTAAAGTTCCATATCAAACACAATATGCAGACACAACATTAACATTTCTGTGTACCAATGAATTCTATGAAAGAAAATTGTTTGAACGGTGGATGGAATCAGTCATGCCTACAGATACAAACAATCTTAGATTTCCAAAAGGCGCAGCTTCAAGATACCTTACAAATATCAAAATCATACAATATGATGAATTCATTAAACAAATTTTTGCAGTAGAACTCATGGATGCTTTTCCAATCGGTGTAGCACCACAAGCATTGAGTTGGTCTGAAGATGGTTTTCATCGTCTTTCGATTCAGTTTGCTTTTCAAAAGTATCGTGTTGTCTACAATGGCAATT